TTTGGCAAAGGCATGAAAGGCATGGAGATCCAGTCCATTGAGAGAGGCAAGCTTTTCACCGATGAGGAGGAGCAACAATTGAACAGAGAAAAAGATGAAGAAAGATGCAGGTAGGACTACGGATGTCTCACCTCCCGTGCTATAATAGACGCAGTTAAAGATTAAAGATTATGACAATAGAAAACCAACAAGTAAAAGTAGGCGACGAAGTTCGCGTAGGAATGCAACTGATGACAGTTGACGAAATCACAGAATTTGACACCGTGATCGTGATCGATCAAGACGGTGAAGAGTTAGAGCTAACAGAAAACGAGATTGACGTTTACGTTGACCGTTCGAAAATTATCGGTAGCCAAGGCACGCGAGTGCTTACCTACGAAGAAAGTATGGAAAGGTAAAATGATTATTATATTTATTATCGCGATTATTATACTAGGTTGGAACGCCGACGATTATATTTGGAGCGACTAGAAAAAAACTAGTATTTAATACTTGCCTTTTTATAGGCGGGGGCCCACCTCTCGAGATAGTACGTACACGTACTATCTGCACGGGCCCCCCCCGCCGGCCTGCTTGTCAAGTCTTTTTTATCAACATTTGCAACTTTTTTGTTAATACTTTTTAAAGAAAGTGATTGACTTTTCCAGAATTTTCAGGTATACTTTACGTATCGAAAGTGAGAGATTAAAGATTATGAAAAAAGAACAAACATTTGAAGTCAGTTGGGCCTACGGCGAAACCACTTTTATCAACGCCCACAATGAGGCACACGCTCGCCGCGTTGCGGTGGGTATGGGTCGGGCATTGGCCCTTGGTAAGGTGCTGTGGGTATTGCCCACAGAAAAAGTTAAAGAAAGTGCTTGACTTTTTAAAGAATTTCAGGTATACTTTACGTATTGAGAGTGAGAGAAACAAGATTATGAAAGACAAAATGAAAAAATTCAGAGTAGAAACCGAAGACCGCTATGGTCAATTCGGAGAGTATGAGATCCAAACCGAAAATTTGGAACTCGCAACCTTAATCGCCGACAAGCGGGACAACCTCCCAAACGGTGCATTTGTAACCTCCATTGAAGAGATTGCGGCGAAGGTAGAAAAACCTTGGTCACCTCGCGAGTTTTGGCACGGCAAAGAAGTTGTGCGGGACTCTGATGGTTCGGCTGTTGTCGGATGGTACGATGATGAAAATGGCAACGATATTCGTTGCAGAGATTAAAACGATTATGAAACAGTACGAAGCAACCTACGAAGATACCAACCCCAACGACTTGAACCAAGGCAAGGTGACTCTGCACAGGCGCAGCACCGATGCGCGGGTGAAACATCCTATTAAAATGGGGACATATCATATTATGAATTGGCACACATTTGATGGTGAAGGCGCGGGTCTTGAAACTGTGCAAGTGTGGAACCCCATCACTAAACGACTGTTTGAGATTTACTCAAGCGACGAAGGCGAGACATTCACATTTGATACGGCGGAGGCGTAAAGATTATGAAAAAACTACTGACCGCCACAGGCGCACCGAAACCCCTCCCATCATCCCCATTGTGGAATGAGTGGGCAGCTAACAACCCAACCCCACAAGCCAAGGCTCTCGCAAGGCTGGACGTTGTGGGGCATATGCAACCCGCCATTAAAGGCATCCTCACGGGCGCAAGACCAATTGAATTATGATGAAAAACAAAAACAAACTACCCATAGTCGGGACATTGCAAGACATAAACGAAGCATTCAATCAAGCATTTCGTGATGAAGTGTTTATGCCAATGATTAAGTTCGTTGTGACAATTTTATTTGTTGCTGTGATTTTAGACTTTGGATTTCAACTTATTGAGGCAATTGACATTTTAACTTTTTAAGATTATGAAAGGATTTAAATTTACTATCAACTTACGCAACGGGCAAACATTCAACACTTGCGGATTTGACAAGGCGGGTGCGCTTCAAAACTTTAAGATGCATTTTCCGCAATATGCCAACGAGAAGCTTTATCCCGTTTGGTATGTTCACGGCACGGGGGAATTTGCCTAAATGGAATTATTATTAATTATTAGTGTTTTTGTATTTATGTTTGGATCCTTTTACTTAAGTATAAAGTGATATGAAAGACGACTACAGAGATATTTATTTTGTTCTTATTATCGGTATCGTATCCTTCGCGATTATACTGGTAGCAGGAATCTACATAGAAACATTATAAAGAAATTAGTATTTAATAGTTGTACTTTTATAGGCGGGGGCCCACCCGCCGAGATAGTACGTACACGTACTATCTGCGAGGGTCCCCCCGCCGGCCTGCTTGTCAAGCGTAAAGGTCAGAAAGTTATTCACAGCCTGTTAATAGTTTTTAAAGAAAGTTCTTTACTTTCGCGGATGTTTGTGATATACTTACCGTATTGAAAGTGAGAGACTTATGAGAACTAGAGAAGAAGTACAAGAAGAGCAACGCAAGGCAGATGCCCGTGTGCAACGCTGGAACGAATCCGTGCGGCAAGTGCGGGAAGGCAACCGCCAATGGCAACGGGATAACGCCCACCTTGGCCCTTTCCTCCACCCTGTAGAGGATGAAGAAAGTTAGAGGGTAGGACGGCAAATGTCCCACCTCGTGTGATATACTATACGTATGATAATTAAAAACGATATGACAGAAGAAACCTTACAACCATTATTTGACCTAGACGGCACACTCATCAAAGAGATGCGCGACTCCAAACGCTTATTTGATTTCACTAATCCTGCCGCTATCCTTAACCTAGAGGAAAGCGATCTCACCCCACTAGGCAAGCTGGTCAGGGATTCAGGCAAGCACGTTGATATCCTCACTGCACGAGGCAATGACAGTGCTTGGTTCATTCGGATGGCACTTGAGAAATTGAATTTCAATGTAGGGCGCGTGATCACTGTAGGCGTAGACGTTAACGAGCCAGCCGATTGGGCAAAGGTAAGTAGCAAGAGAATAGTCGAACGCAAGCAGCGTATCGTTAAGTGGGTGATGCGTAAGCTAGTAGACAATGACCCACGCAACATAGATGGACTGGGTGAACTGGGTGAGTTAGTAAGTGAAGACCAGAAGGAATTTAATTAAGATTATGAGAGACATACAACATTATTATACCGAGATCCACGCAAAGGGATTTCGCCACACAAACAAGTTCAGCGGATTTGATTCTGTTTGCGCTCACTTCAGCACTCGCGCCAAGGTCGGTACTCTGACTTTCCACGCAGCCCAGCAAGATGCGATTGAGTACATCGGTGAGCAGCAAACCTCTCGCGGTTGGGTTGACTATACGGTTGGCAAGCTGTTCGCCCAAACAGGCAACAAAAAAGTCACAGCGATGTGCCCTTCCTACGGCGAAGGTCACCGCACAAGCCCAGTATATAAGGAGGTAGCCTAGTATGGAATTGTATCCTTTACTTATCATTATGGTGTGTATGTTTGGCGTATGCATCGGGATGGACTGGTAAACCTTTTACTATTAAAAGGCTTGCATTATATAATCGGGGGCGGGCCGCCTGAGATAGTACGTACACGTACTATCTGCGAGGGTCCCCCCGCCGAGGCCCCCTGTCAAGCAAAAGTTATTCACAATTGCCATTTATTTTGTGAATAGTTTTTAAAGAAAGTGATTGACTTTTTCGTTTTTTTCAGGTATACTATTCGTATTGAAAGTGAGAGACACAACAGAAGAAACTAAAAAGATTATGATAAACACACCTAAGAAACCAGAGAGAATTTTCAACGTAACCTTCACCGATGGTGGATCGATATTCATCCAAGCGATGGACGAGGCACACGCTCGACGTATCGTAGACGGCAAGGCTTGGCGTCGGAGCTTCTCCGATGGCAGTGAGCCATTCACCCGCACAGTAAAGAAAGTTGGGAAAGTTAACAGGTAGGACAGCGGATGTCTCACCTCGTGTGATATACTTAACACAGTTAAATGATTATGAAAGAACAAAACAAAAAAGCAACGGATCTGCAATGTGGCAGAATTTACATCAATGCAAACACAGGCGAGCCTTGCCGCCTTCTCACCATCCTAGCCTGTGAGGGTGTATGGTTAGAGAATGCCTTTGGTGATGGCTACGGTGACACGGTAGCATTTGAAGATGTGTTTTACGCATCCGAGGATGAAGTGCAAGACTTCTTAGAAGACCACCGCACGTTCACCGCTGATGCTAAAGCACCATCACACAAGCCAGCGCGTGAGTACGCTTATGGCAAGGAGATTGTGCGTGATTCGGATGGCTCAGCCGTTATCGGATGGTACGATGATAATGATGGCAATGACATCCGATGCAGAGATTAACACTAACACTATTAAACTTAACACTTATTATATTATGACTAAACAACATTTCGAATTCATCGCCTCTCTTATTAACGCAGCCAATCAAGGCGCGCCAGCCTCTAAACTCGCACTGCTTGCCGTTGCTAAGTTCGAGCAGGACAACCCACGCTTTGACGCGGAGCGTTTCCTTACTGCGTGTGGTAACCCACTCGCGCCACCACCCGAGGAGATAGACCTTGACGATAACCGCAGACCAGATGGCAGTGTCGCCCGTATGTATGGCCTAGAAAATCACAACCCTATTTAATCCGTTGATTTCTTTAGTGAAATCATTTAAGGTAATCGTTTAAGGTAATTGTTTAAAATGGTATTTAAAATGATATTTAAAGGCGATTTTAATATAGCCCCACCCCCTTTTTGAAAAAAAACGGTCTTTTTTTGTTGCCTTTCCGGTGCGTGGGGGGTATCCTGAGTCTCCCCGAGAAACCAAAAGTCTTCTAATATACATCTCTTATCATATAAATAAAGGCACCCCCCCCTTTTTCAAATATATTTAAATACATTTAAATATGCTTGGGGGTAAAGGTCAAAAAATCGGCGGGCACTTTTTTAATTTAAAGTGTAATTATATATACATGGCTAAAAGAAACAAGGCCTCCAAGAGAGGCGAGAGAATCGAGTTAGCGGATGAGATCGCAGAAGAAATGACAGCCTTCGATCCGATTAAAAGACAAATAAAAATCAATCAGTTCAAATGGACTGAGAAACAAAGGGATTTCTTTCGTATCGCTTTAGATAGAAATACAAAAATAACATTTGTTGATGGTCCCGCAGGGACAAGTAAAACCCTACTCGCTGTATATTGTGCATTACAGATGCTTAATATGAAATGTATCTCTGATCTTGTGTATTTAAGGTCTTCTGTTGAATCTTCTGATCAAAGAATCGGTTTTTTACCGGGAAGTGCAGATGAAAAACTGGCTTACTATAAAATTCCTCTTTTAGAAAAACTTGATGAGCTACTTCCAGACACAACTACAGAGCGTTTGGAAAAAGAAGAGCGTATTTCAATGTTCCCCGTAAACTTCGCTAGAGGCGTTAACTGGACGAACAAGTGTATTATCATGGATGAAGCTCAAAACTGCACTACAAAGGAAATTACGACCATCCTGACCCGTCTGGGTGAAGGGTCTAAGTGCTTTGTTCTGGCAGATCCTATGCAAACTGATTTACATGGGGGGAAAAGTGGTTTTAGTAAAATGTATGATCTTTTTCATGAAGACCAAGACAGCCTAGAGCATGGAGTATATACTTTTAAATTTACTGAAGAAGATATTATGCGCTCTGAGCTAGTTAAATTCCTTGTTGGAAAACTAAAACACTTGGGATAAATAAAAATGAATCGTGGTGCATTGTATATAGCTACTAAATCGAAGTACTTTAACCGTGGCGACTACCTGAAGATGGCCCTGCACAGCATTGACTCTCTACAGAAGGTGTCAAAGCTACCGGTTACGTTAATCACTAACGTTCCTTGTGATCGAGATGACATTAACGTAGTGCAAGTAGAATCTGTCAATACAGAAAAAGACTATACTAAAGATAAAACGTTCTATATGCAGCATACACCATACGAGTCTACAATCTTCATAGACGCTGACACCGAAGTGTTGGAAGACCCTGAGCCGTTATTTGGTATGGATTATGATTTCCGTTCACCACCTGCACCCAAGTGTGACTATAAGAATAGTATATGGAACGGTTACTGGCATATATGTGGTACTGCTACATTTTTGTATAATAAGAATCGGGTTACAGATCTATTTTTTGAACGGGTTAAGGAAACGTACCTACAACTGGAAAAGAACCCGGATGCGAGAATTCATAAGGATGTAAACATGAAGGACTGGGAATCACTCTCAGATCGTCCTTGGACGCCGCTGAACGATCAAGTTGCATTTAATCGAGCATTCAAGGAGTACGCTGGACGTCTTGGTATAGTTGTTAAACCTCTACATCCTAGATGGGTAGGAATTGATCCAATAGCTCATTTCATAGATAACGTTGCTATAATTCATTCCAGACGTCTCGGGGTAGGCGACGAGGAGTTCGCTAAGTGGGCTGTGTATGACGATACAATTATAGATGATTTATCTTCGTGGAAATAAAAATGAACAGTAAAGATAAAGAAAGATTAAATATTTTGCTTATTGGCGGAATAATTGTTGTTTTAATTATTTTATTTGGGGGGTAGTAGTTCTTTTTGCACTTCTAGAGCTAAAAAGCACTTGTGTGCTATTTTATTGACATGAACTGCAGCTTCAGCGACTTTTGAATCAGGATGCTTACATAAGGGTAGGGTTAATTTTCCTACTTGGTCCATTTGATCCATTAATAAGTCTATATTATTAATTTCGGTCATTTTCATTTCTTTTTTTTCTTTTTGGCGGCTCTCTTTTTTCTCCAATGACATTCATTGTATAGGAACCTACTCATGGTGTCAGCAAAGGTTCTAATTTCTTTTTCGGTCTTTTCCCAGAAGAAGGCATGGGCGAATTCGTGGATGGCAGTATTAAGCTCCCCCTGATCACTTTGATATGGGTCTATATATATCTTTGGGGAATCTTCGTTGGGATCGTAACAGAGCCCAACGGCTCCATCATATATCTTTTTATTGGGCTTATAGAAAAGGACTTCATACTCTACTCCTTTTGAGTTTTTAAAGGTAAAGCCCGGTCTTTTGTCCCCTTTTCTCATTCTACTGTATATTACACTATTAAATAAAAAGAATTGAATTTTATTATTTAGTGTATATTATATACATAGATTATGAAGATTTATTGCCCCGATTGTGGAAATAGACTTGAATATGCCGCAAAAAAGCCCAATTTCTGCGTAAATTGTGGATATAAATTTGCTGGTGCCCAAGTAGAACATACCGCTCCTGTACCCGATGAGCAGTACGCCGAGGAAGAAAGAGAACCCTCTGACTTTGATCGTCTAGGGGGACTCCATGTTGATCTTGAGGTTCCCAAGCCTCGAGGGGTAAAGTTTGGAGATATCTGTGGAATTGCCTCTCAAGATAATGGCACTAAAGCCGGAGACGTTTACACGCGTCCATCCGATGACATTCCTAAGGAGGAAGTCTTACGACAGCTTCGTCAGGAGGGTAGTACCGCTCGTGGCGGTTCCACGCCGCCTTCGAAAAAGGTCTAATTTTTATTTTTTATTAAAGGTTTATATATGCCTAGAGGTCGCCCAAAAAATAGCCAGAGCGGCCATTCCACAAAATCTCCGAAAAAATCACAAAAACCAAAAAAAAATAAAAAGAAAAAGGGGCCTTCTTTTGAAGACTCAATTGACCAAATCAACACAGAGATAATTAAGCGGAGACCTAAGTGGAACTTAACCGTTCTGGCGTGGATGGATTTTGAGGATGTGTCACAAATTCTTAGGATTCATATTTATAAAAAATGGGATTTATATGATTCCGACAAACCCTTGGGCCCATGGATAAATAGGATAATCTCCAATCAAATAAAAAACCTCATTAGAAACAACTACGGCAATTACGCGCGCCCATGTTTACGATGCGCTGCTGCTGAGTCTAGTAACTCCTGCTCCATTTACACCGATCAAGATTCTACATGCCCTCTTTATGCTCATTGGGAAAAAACAAAAAAATCAGCACACGACGCGAAGCTCCCTGTCTCATTAGAAGATCACCCCCAAGAAGTATTTTCAAGAAACTCCGATAACACTGATATAGAAAAATTTGCCAAAAAATTACATATAAAAATGGAAGAGATACTAAAACCCATAGAGTGGAAAGTATACAAACATCTCTACATAGAATATAAAAGCGAAGAAGAGGTTGCACGGCTAATGGGTTATAGAACTTCTGAAAAGAACAGGATTCCCGGCTACAAACAAATTAAAAATATAAAAAAATCTATAATCGAAAAAGTAAAAAAAGTTTTAAATAAAGGGGAGGTGGATTATTAATGAGTGATTTCAAAAGTGGAGATTTAACTATTTCTGACGAACGTCAAAAGGATATCATTAATGAATGGAATAGGTGCCCAAAAACGCCTCCCTCTTTAAAGGAGCTAGTTCAAATTGCTTTTCCAGACATAGAAGAAAAACTACAAGACGGAAGAAGTAAGTATGGTAAATGTTTAAAAGCTTTTTTGGTATCTAGGGATATTAAAGCGAAAGCCTCACATGAATATGTGGGTCGTAGTGATGTAAGCCTGACCAGTGAAATGGAAGAGTTCATTGTCAACAATGGACATGCTATGACGGACCAAGATATAGCTCGTATGATTTTTGAAGACAATACTCTTACGAACCTACATAAGGAAACCCGCTTGGTAAGCGAGTTCAAAAAAGAAAATGACATTCAACAATCTAATGTATCGCCCGCTGATTCTAACCCGGTACCTTCGGAAGAGTATAAGCCCCCTAGAACTTTAAATTTAATAGTCAGTCGAATTAACAAGTATGTTTTAAATGGTATTAACAAAGATAAGATCACAGCCTTTCAGCGTCGGGGTGTCGAGGCTTTAATAGGTTATTTGCATACTTATAGATTTCTACATCATATAAATCATTTTGAAAGTCAAATAGATCGTGATTTATTTGAATCTAGTTTTGTAAGATACACTTATGACAAATCTGACTTAACACAGGAAGAGGTAGATCAATATATCGTTCTTGCCTCGGAGGTAGTAATTGCTTCGAACATCCAGAGGCGAGTAGAACATCTCCAACATCTACTTGATGACGTAGCTGCAGATACAGATGGGAGAAGGATTTCAATGTCACTGGTTGAGGCTATTGGTAAAGCTCAAACTGATTACCATCAATCTGTAACCCGCCAAAATAAATTGCTTAATGATTTAAAAGAAAAGAGATCAGATAGACTTAAAAACCAAATTAAAGAAAATGCCAGTATTATTAATTTAGTACAGCTATGGAAAGAAGAGGAGTCTAGACAAAAACTTATAAAGCTAGCTGAGCTACGCAAAAAAGTTATTAAAGGTGAAGTAGAAAAACTTTCGTCGATGGATGAGGTTAAAGCTAGAATACTCGGTATAAGTGAGGACGAGGTACTAAATGGTTAGCGTCTATGCAATTAACTTTTATTCACATAAATAAAACTGGAGGTACAAGTATAGAGGGGGCTTTTAATTCTAAGACGTTGCATATGACGATGAAAGAGCATCATGCGAACGGGGAGGGGGATTGGTATACTTCTTTTAAGTTTTCTTTTGTCAGGAACCCTTGGGATAGAATGGTGTCTTGGTTTTTTTGGTTTAACAGGGACATCGTTAAAGATAGTAGATCGGAGTCCTATTTAAAACTCAAAAGTAAATTTAATAGATTTATAAAAAACATAAAAAACAGCCATGATGTTAAACTATACCCAGACACGTTAGAAAACTGCGACAAGGGAAGATGGGTAGCAAATCAAGTCGATTGGCTAAAGGATTTAGATGGAAATATAAACATGAATTTCATAGGCCGCTACGAGAGCCTGCAAAAAGATTTTAATTCTCTTTGTAAAAAAATAAACAAACCGACTGTCAAACTAAGTAGTGAAAAGAAATTAAAAGGGAAACCTCATTATTCAAAATTTTATAACACTAACTCCATAAAGACTATAGAAAGATTATATAAAGATGACATCGAATACTTTAATTATGAATTCTAAAAAACAGAAGTGCGCTGCTTGCGAAAAGGTATTTGACACAGAGCGACAGCTTCACGGTCACCTTAAAGCCCACAAGATGAGAATGGCTGAATATTATCAAACGCATTACCCACGACACGACAAACATGATGGCAAGATTATTAAGTTCAAAAGTAAAGACTATTACTTTGAACATGATTTTAATTCACGAACTAATTTAAGGCTTTGGCTTAAAGATCAAGATAAGGAGACAGCCAAGAGCTACTGCAGGGAGTTGCTCGTAATAAGAAAAGAAAAAAAGAATTTAATATTTGCGCCAACACAAGTTGAGCTTCGAACACTAATGATGCCAGCAATTCAAATCTACAATGCGCTGTTTGGAGACTACTATGACCTTTGCGAGGAGATTGGCTTACTTCCTAAATTCCGCAATCCCAAAGGAGAATATGGCCGTGAATTAGATAAAAAATCTATTAAACAGAAATTTAAAATTTATGTAGATACTAGAGAGCAAAAGCCTTTAAAGTTTGGTGTGAACACTGAGGTTAAGAATTTAAAATTTGGAGATTATGCATTTAGCCACCCCGGTTGCTCGGGGGCATGTCATATAGAAAGAAAGTCTGTTAGCGACTTTGTTGGAACTCTGAGCGGGGGTTTTAAAAGATTCGTAAATGAAATTGAAAGAGCGGGGGAAGCTAGTACAAGTTTAATTATCTTGGTAGAAGAAAACATAAATAAATGCCGGTCTTTTAATCATTTGCCACAGGTGTCGAAAAAAATTAAAGCTACTCCAGAATATGTTTTTCATAATGTAAGATATTTAATTCAAGCCTATCCCCATGTTCAATTTTTATTTGTTAATAACAGGGATGATGCTTCTAGGGTCATCGAGAAAATATTTTTAGGAGATTCAAATCATGGACATGTTGATCTGCAATATTGTTATGATAACAAAATTTTATAATGTGGTACGCACAAGAAACAAAAAAGCTAACTGATATTAATGCTCAGTTCAGAGCCTTAAAAGGGGAGCTCGAAAATAAAGAGTCCAAGATTACTTTGGCTAAGTTTTTAAGAGCTAACCTAGGGCTTACGACGGAACTTATTTCAGGAATCAAACTTGCACCCTTTCAAGAGGTACTGTTAAAGGGTATGCTAAATAATAATTTTAGTATGCTTGTTTTGGGTCGCGGTTGTGGAAAAACTTTTTTGGCTGCTGTATTTTGTTTTCTACAGTGCATCTTTGAACCGGGAACAAAAATTCTTGTTGCAGGCCCAACCTTTCGTACTGCTCGTTTTATTTTTAACAACTTAGAGAAGATGGTTGAATCTAAAGGGGCTGAACTTCTTGCTCAAGCGTTTGGTTCTAAGGCAAAACGAAATGACCAATTTGAATGGCAAATTAATGGAGGCTCGATTACGGCCATTCCACTTAACGGTGAAAAAATTCGAGGATTCCGAGCAAACATACTAGTGCTTGATGAGTACCTTCTTTTACCGGAGGATATTATCAATAATGTTCTAATGCCCTTTTTGGTTGCACCACAAAACATGAAGGAACGCTTAGAGATCAGAGAGGTCGAAGACAGCCTTATAAAAGAGGGGGTAATGAAAGAAAAAGATAGAATGGTTTTTGAAAACAATTCTAAAATGATAGCACTATCGTCAGCTTCTTATACTTTTGAAAATTTATATAAAACTTACAAAGAGTGGATGCAAAATATTTACAGTAAAGAAAAAAAAGAGTCTTCTTATTTTATAGGTCAATTAGGGTATGAAGCTCTGCCAGAAGAGATGATAGATACTACTATTATTGAAGAGGCTAGAAGCGGTGGAACTTCCAACGCCTCTTTTCGCCGGGAATATTGTGCTCAATTTACTGACGGCAGTGATTCTTATTTTAGTGCAAAAAAAATGCACGAGTGTACTGTCCCCGATGGTGAACACCCCACAACAAAAATAGTGGGCGAATCAGACTCGAAGTATATCTGTGCAATTGACCCTAGTTTTTCTAATAGCCCCAGTTCTGACTTTTTTGCAATGTCAGTAATTGAACTTGACAATGAGACACAAACAGGAACCCTTGTCCATGGTTATGCGATTGCTGGTGGGGATCTAAAAGATCACATTGTATATTTTAATTATTTATGTAATGCTTTTGATTTTGAAATGATATGTATTGATAATGCAGGGTTTCAATTTATTGATAGCTGTAATGAATCAGGGGCCTTTACTAAGAAGCTAGATTTTTTTGATTTTAATAGTGATGCAGAAGGAATTAATTATCAAAAAGAAATTAAGAGCTCTCGCAAACAGTATAATAAACAAGATGGAAAAATTTGCTTTAAACAGGTATTTACATCTAACTGGTTGCGAAAAGCCAACGAGCAATTACAGGCATCTATTGATCATAAAAGATTGTGGTTTGCATCTAAGGCGACAGCCAGTAACGAGACTTTTAACAGGATGACCAATCAAAAAATTGAGCTAAAATTTAAAAAAGGTGAAACCGTGTTAGACCTTATCGAAGAGCAGGATAATTTAATACACCAAACAAAAAAGCAGTGTGCTCTCATTGAGGTGAAGAGTACGGCCAAGGGAACTCAAACTTTCGACCTTCCCCAGCATTTAAAAAGAAACACCTCCTCTACTAGGGCCCGAAGAGATAACTATACTACTTTAATGTTGGGCATGTGGACTTTAAAGTGCTATTATGATATAATGCTAACGAAGGAGGAAGGTCCGGAGGAGACTTTTGCTCCCATAATGATATGAAAAGTGTAAAAATGAGTGTAAAATTATGAAAAAAGGGCAAAAAGAAACAAAAGTTACAAAAGCTGTAACAGCTAAGCCAAAGTCGGCTGTTAAAAAGGCTGCTTCTGCAAAAGTAGCTCCTGAAAAGGGGATTAAAGAGATTGTGGCTTCTTCTGCTTCCCCGCTTGTAGCCAATGAGACTCGAGCGTCAACCCGTAGGAATGCTGCTGCCGATATCCATCGCACAGATAGATTTAAAAATATTTCTGATGGAGTAATTCCCTTTAAATACACGTATGGTGTTTCCAATAAGTCCAACCTAAATATTCGGGACACTGTTGTCCTGTGTCAGAAGGCTTATTATAACTTTGCTGTATTTAGAAACACTATTGATATGATGACGGAATTCTCTACCTCTGATGTTTATTATAGAGGAGGGAGCAAAAAGTCTCGAGAATTTTTTGAGGCTCTTTTTGGAAAAATTGGATTGTGGTCTGTAATGGACAAATTCTTTAGAGAGTATTATAGATCCGGAAATGTTTTTGTATATAGGTTCGACGCTCTTCTCAAAGACAGCGATGTAAAAAAGATAACAAAAACCTTTGGATCCTCTAGGTCAGAAAAACACTTACCCGTAAGATACACAATTCTTAATCCTGCAGATATTCAAATTCAAGGCGGTTTGAATTTTGTAAAAGGACTTTACTATAAAATTCTTACTGATTATGAACTTGCACGACTGAGGAATCCACGAACTGAAGAAGATGCCGAAGTTCTTTCGACTTTACCATCTAGTGTAAGAGAGCAAATTAAAAATACAAAAAGTAATTTAATTTTAGTTCCTTTAGACTCTGATAAGATTAATGCAGTTTTTTATAAAAAGCAAGACTACGAACCCTTCTCAGTTCCAATGGGTTACCCTGTATTGGAAGATATAAACTGGAAAGCAGAAATGAAGAAAATGGACATGGCTGTTGCTAGAACCATGCAACAAGCTATCCTACTTATTACTATGGGAACCGAGCCTGACAAGGGCGGTGTAAATCAAAAAAATCTTGCAGCGATGCAAACCCTTTTTACAAATGAATCCGTGGGAAGAGTGCTAATTGCAGATTACACAACCAAAGCTGAATTTGTTATTCCAGAGATTGGCAATTTACTTGGCCCCGAAAAATATGAAGTAGTAGATAGAGATATCCAAAGTGGGCTTCAAAATATTTTGTTAAGTGGAGAAAAATTTGCTAATCAATCAATTAAAATTGATGTCTTCATGGCTCGATTAAGACAGGCAAGGGAATCTTTTATAAATGAATTTTTACTCCCTGAAATAAAACGAGTTTCTCAAACTATGGGGTTCAAGAATTATCCTACTCCTTATTTTGAACACATCTGCCTGAGTGATGATGCGACCAAGTCTCGAGTGATTAATCGTCTCATTGAGCTTGGCATCTTGACAGCGGAAGAGGGCTTGACGGCTATCGACTCTGGCAGGCTGCCGACTCAGGAAGAATCTGAAGAATCTCAGAAGAGATTTAGAAAGCTTAAGGAATCAGGTCTTTACGAGCCTCTGGTCGGTGGCGGGGCGCACCCACATAATCCCAATCTGGGTGGGCAACCCTCACCACAGAAGGGGCCTCAAGAAAATGGGCGTCCACCGGGAACAGGAGTTCCGAAGGAAACCAATAAGGTTAGCCCAATTGGAGAGGGGGAGCAAAGCAAGGCTGAGAAGGAGGGGTACAGCTTACAAAAGATTTCTACCAATATGGTTTCAGCAAATAGCTTGGTTAAAGGCGTAGAGGCCTCCTTGAGAAAGTATCATAAAATCAAAAGACTTAGTAAACGACAAAAATCTATAGCACACGACATCGTGGGAGTTATCATCGCAAATGAAGAACCACAAAATTGGAGAAAGTCTATAGATAAATATGTTAAAAAACCCGTTGATACGAATGACGAAAGAATTTCTAAAATTAGGGAAATTTCTGCACGTCATCAGGTCGATGAGTATTTAGCAAGTATTTTATACATAAGTAAGGTTTAAGGACTAAAATGTCATGGGCAACAGGAACAGGGTAACATATGCGGTACAAGATGTATTCGTAGGCTCTCCCCTTGGTAATTCGAACACCGCTTGGCCTGCGCTCAATACCATAAAGGCTTTTAATATTACAGGCTTTACGGGGGACGGGGATTTGGTTGGAGCATCTCTGTGTTGTCTTCAGCGACTAGAGCAGGTTCAAAGCTTTAGTTATACCTTTGATGCCCCGAAGACTTCACCTCTCGTCTTAGGAAAGGTATCCCCGCTTACTAAAAAAATAGAAACCTCCCCCGCGTCCGTTCAGTTAACATTAAGTTACATGTTAGATGGTATTAATAATGAATCCCGCATGGGGCTAACTACCTATAATCAACTTACCACTTCTCATACTTCATTTTTTTCAGGGCTAATGGAGAGCGGAACAGATGCTAGAAATGTTTACCTAATATCCACCAAGGAAGGGGAAGACCAAATTCAGGACATTGAGGAGGCTGGGTATCCGACGATTGATAATGATTCCGGTGGACATATTAATATTGATGAGGTTATTGATCCCAATAGTCCTAATTATAATACTTTAGTTTTTCAAAATTGCTACCTAAACAAGTATGGCGTAAAATTTGCTGTTGGAGAAATAGCCTCTGTAGATGTAAGCTACATTGGAGATAATGCTATTTTTTATGACACGGCTAGCGGTTTAAAGCTCCCCACTCTGAATTCAAAAAATGGACAAACTGTAGATCGTGACGAACAGATTTTTTTCCCAAAAGTCTTCAAGGAGGTCGATGGTGCCGGGGATGCGAATAAATATCCCTCTAATGTTTTTTCCTCCAAGGATATAAGTTTATCCATCACTGAAAGGGCTCCCTCTGGTATCAACTGGCTAATTGATACAGTTCAAAGCTGTGAGATATCTTTTGATGTTAGTCGAGATCCCGGCACAGCTTACCTTGGTCATAAACTGTATACTTACAGACCCACCAAACTACCCCTGAAAGGAACTGTTAGCATGAGTCTTCTTACTAGCGGTAATGTTACGGGCAACTTCCTACAATCTCTACGTAAAGACTCTGATTATGATTTAAAAATTGATTGTAATGGAAAAGTTAATTTACCTGTGGATGCGGGCCCCGACGACGTTGCTCCGGGCACCGCAGGGGTTAGGGAGAGAGTGCTAAGTTACCAAATATCTGGGGCCCGACTACTTACTGCAGATTACACCTCTAGCATTGGAGCGAATAAGAGTACCTCTTTAAATTTTGAAATTGAAATCGATTTTGATAATCCCCATAGAAATTTTTGGGTTAGTGGAAATGTAAAACAAAACCAATACCAGTACCTAAAATATGATCCTAGTTCGTCAACTTCAGCGACAGGATGGCTGGTGGATGACGCGGGTAATTTTATATCACAATCAAGGTCTTTTGATCTTTTTCCGGTATATTGAGTGTAAGGAGTCTATATGGCATCAATTTCATTAAGAAACATAAACCCAGCAAGATTTGACTACAATGTCTATATGATGTCGAATGTCGGCATCGGGACGGCTTCACCATCTACTAAGCTACACGTAAATGGTAATCTACTAATAGAAACAGGAAGTCCTGATTTATATTTTGGAACAAGTAGTGCTTCTCATACAAACTTTAGAATAGCGGCTCAAGAAACGGTTAGTGATGCTTTGGAGATATCTAGTGGCACTCAATCTTCTGGTGCTAGTGCGGGTAGCGATACATATACAACACGTCTTACTGTCCTTGCTGGTGGCAAAGTCGGCATCGGGACGACTGCGCCATCACAGCTGCTTCATGTTCAAAGCGCAGGTGGTACAGGTGCTTATATACGTGTTACTGCACCATCATATGGTAGTGCTAACTTTGGTATGTCCGATACTGGGCTTCGAATTCAAACTGACGCAACGGTTGACAGTTCTAATGATGCTGATATTTACTTCTCCGCTGACAGTGGGGGTGAGGTCATGAGAATCAAAGAGAGTGGCAAAGTCGGTATCGGAACGAATGCGCCGGGTGAGCTTCTAGAAGTATCCTCTGGTGGAAGTACGAGGATCAGAATTGACTCAGGAGGTGGCGGTGCAAGTAGCGTTGATTTATATGATGGTGGATCGTTAGGAGCTCGGATAAATTGCGACTCTAGTAAAAATTTAGAGCTCATGGCAGGTGGTAGAGCCAGTGCTGATATGATCATTCATAATGACACTGGCTACGTCGGCATCGGGACCACCAATCCCCACGGAAATCTTGATATAAAAAGCACATCTTCTGCATATCTTGATTTAGATTCTGCAACTAATCTCAATGCTGGAATCAGACTTTATGAGGCCGACGCTTTCAAATGGCAAATTTATAATGATGGAGATGATAGTGATAAGTACAAAATAGACTCAGCATTAGGAACCGCAGTCACCGTAGCCCAAAACGGCAACGTCGGCATCGGGACGGAGACACCATCTTTCGACTTGGAGATTGCTGGTGATGTTGCTGTAAATGAATACATTTATCATAACGGAGACACCGATACATACATGCGATTCCAGAATGATACTTGGATGGTAAGAACTAGTGGTAATGAAAGAATATATGTTAATTCACAAGGCCGAGTCGGCATTGGCACCAATAGCCCCGCGTACAAGCTTGATGTAAACGGAACCGTAAGATGTAACGCTCTTGTATTTGCAGACGGAACCAGCTTTAGCTCTGTGGGTCAAGTAGGCATGAAGGCTCTCGCCGTTAATATCGGTAACGGGAGCAGTAACATCGTCGCTAGAGCGCAAAGCATAGTCAATGCTAGCTATGGCGGAATTCAAAATGGTATGGTAATTGTTTATTATCATTGGTATTATACTTACGGTTGCGGTAATGGTACTTGTGGCGCGACTGCTCACCGAAGGGATTTTTATCAAGTAGTTAATGGAACGTGGACGCTTCACTTCACGGCAGGTTGATAAGTTAATAGAATAAAAAATATTATGAGCGATACAATCAATGTCCAATTAAATAGTCACATTCATGAGCAGGGCGACAAGCTTCATGAGTTAATGGAGGGCTCCGGCGCTACTGATTTTTTGCTTATTTTTAATAAAGCATCAGGGGCATACATGGGGCGAGCCGTCGGGAACGTTGGTTCCACAGAGCACGACTCAACTCATTATAAATTTAAAAGACTTAAATTTGACCCAACCATTCATGAGTGGCGTGGAGACTTTGATAATGGGGCCTTGGTGGAAGTTATTAATGCCCCTGTTCGAATTAGTGAGGAAGAAATAGATACCCAAACAGGTTATTCAATTAGGGATGTACATGATTGGCATAATCAAGTGAACGTTCTCTTTGACGTGGTAGAAAAATTAATTGAAAAAAATAATCTTTCGGGAGAAGAGGTTGATGATTTTAAATCTATTTTAGATTATGTAAAGGGTCGGCGTGGGTCCGGTAAAAACTTTAAAGAGGCTTATAAGGATAACCCTTCTTTTGAATATGAAAGTAAAGAGGAAATGGTGGCAAGACTTGGGCGGGAGCTTGATGGTGGCTTACATGAGGAACTGGGGCCTAAGTCTCAACAGATGCCCCACCATGATATAGCCGAAGCTCCGGATGTTTCAACCGGTAATGTTTGGCTCGTAAATAAAGGACTCGGTGGACCTAACAAGGGAAATACTCAGTGATATAAAAATAGAAAAGGATTTTTTATCTTCTTTCTCTTGTGATTTTTTAGTATCTTTTGCAGAAGATAATCCTGACATTTTTAAGTCACGAAAAACTTTTTTTCCGAACTATGGATTAAAAAAAGATTTAGGAGAGTATTTTTCTTGTCAATTTTCTAGAGATTGCTTTAGTGATATTTTTAAGGAACACCTAGACATTACTTTCAATGGACTTCCGGTGAAAGAAGTCCAGCTTAATAGATATGAAGTTGGGGATTTTATTCCGCCCCACAAAGATATGCAGAGATCCATTCACACTATTATCGTACCCCTGCAAGATGATTGCGAAAATAAACTTGTAATTGGTGACCCTGAGTGTTATTATAATGGCACAAGCGTAGAAGAATCTGATAAGGAAGGAAAAACCAAATCATTTCCCGATATAAAAGGCAACGGTTACAGGTTCGACGGTGTTCACTTAGTTCACTGGGTTCCTCCTGTAAAGTCAAAGAGGTATAGCGCTACTTTTTTATATGCAATTTAAAACCCATAATCTATCGTCTCATAAAGAAGAAATAGATAATTTTTCATCTTATATAAAGGGACAAAAATTTAAGAGAGCTTCTGGCTTTGGTAGACGGACCGGGAACTCTATGGAGAGGGAAAATCTTTCAGAATACGAATACATAAATACTCGTTCAGTTTTTAAAAATAGTCTACTTAAAAAAGAATTACACACTCTCACAGATGACCTGAATTTAACTCCGCACCTCCTTGTTAATTACATTCTTAGATTTCAGCGCGGAGATTTTTTAGATTGGATGGACTATTTTATGTGGCAACAATCTAAGGCTATTATAGGGAAGTTTTTTTCAATAGCTTTAGAAAGTGATGGAGCTATTGAGTTTGAAGACTTTATGGCATATGTACCTCGGTACCACGCTATTGAATTTTCTCCCAAAACAATACATAGGGTTAATAAAGTAAATAACCGTCAAACATGGCTAGTCCTTATGGTTTCTAGCCATTTAGTTTTAAAAGACATTATTAATTAATTTGATTTTTTATTTAGATGATACTATAATGGTTATTAATTATGAGTGAAGAAAATCCCACAAATCAAAACGAAATGACTATCGACACGGCTTTCAACAATCTGGTTGGAATTGCACGAGAAATGAAGTTAAGTCACAAAGAACATCTTGTTCTGGAGCAGTCAGTTCAAACGGTCTTAGAAGCCTTAAATAAGGCGGAGTCTGAAAAAGAGGAGACTCAAGAAGAAAAGCCCGTGTAATTAGTAATCACTAATGAATACTGAAAATCTAAATTCTCCCACGCCAGATAATCAACCCCCCGTTGATGATCTAGATTCTTATATGAATACAGATTCTAGTGTCGATATTTCTATGCCTGAAATTCCTATCCCGATGCCTAAAGTGGTGGCGGAAAAGGAAGATAAAAATAAGGATAATTGCAATGTCGCTTTTAACTTTGCTTTTATCGGTGCGGGGCAGGGAGGCTCTAGAATTGCAGAATCTTTTCATAAATTAGGCTATAGAAAAATTGCCGTTCTTAACACAGCTCAGCAGGATTTAAATACAATTAATCTTGATAATAAACTCTGTATTGGTAATGGAGGGGCTGGAAAAAACCCCGATATTGCTGAAAGACTATATACTGATCATAGAGAAGATGTTCTCGATTTCATGTATGATTCTTTTGGGGAGTCAGTAGATAGAATTTTTGTTTGTGCTGGGGCTGGCGGTGGCTCGGGTGCAGGAACTGTTTGTCCATTGGTTGAGACCGCCCAAGAAATGCAACGGACCATTAAGGCTCCCACTGATAAAGTAGGCGTTGTGCTTGCATTACCAAAACATTCCGAAGGAAAAAAGGTTAATGCAAATGCTTATGCCACCTTGGTTAAGGTTTGGGATCTGGTTGAGCGCGGAATAGTATCTCCTCTAATAATACTAGACAACGAAAAAATCAATACTCTTTATCCGGGGTTACCAGTGGGGACTTTCTGGGAAACCGCTAACATGAGTATTGCGGGATTATTTCACCTATTTAATCATACCGCAGCTAAAAATAGCAGCTATTCTGCTTTTGATTCCAATGACTATAAACAGGTGTTAGATACTGGGTTAATTGTTTTTGGTGCCGCTGGCGTTAGCGACTGGGATGGTCCCTCCAGTATTAGCAAAGTGGTTAGAGATAATTTAAAAAACAACATGCTTTCTGGTGGTGTTGATTTAAGTAGTGGTAACTCTGCTGGTGTAGTTATCGTTGGCGGAAAACAAATTTTAGAGACATTACCACAACAGAATCTTGATAGGGCTTTTGATCAATTCTCCCGCATGCTAACAAAGGGGAGCGTTGTCCATCGTGGAATTTATAGCGGGGACAAACCCGATCTAACAGTCTACACGGCAATTGGGGGAATACAAAAACCTCATGCCAAATTAGAAGAATTGAAAAAACTTGGCGATTTAGAATAATAAGGAAATAAAAAAGCTATGGCTACTACAAAAAAAACAAATGAAGTAAAACCCGGTTGGAAGACGACTGAGTTTTGGGTTACGGTTACCGTCACTGTGTGTTCTCTAGCATGGGGAGCGGGAGTCGTAGACCCAGAAGGTGCATCGAATGCTGATAAAATCTTTGGATTTGTCTGCTCTGCTGCTGCCGCTCTGGGTTATACTATCTCAAGAGGTCTTGCCAAGAAAGGTAGCTAATTTATGTGGGTTGCCTTTATTAAGGCTCTGCTAGATTGGTTAACCGCACTTGTTAAAGAAGATACAAAGGCAAGTGACGGAGATTCTATGCCCAAGTCCCTAAAGGACAGATGGCGAAAAAGAATAGAAGAACAAGAAAAGAAAGTAAAGAAAGTAAAGAAAAATGAAGAAGATGATAATACTTCTGAGTAGTTTACTCTTTTTAGCTGGGTGTGGTTCAACTAGGGTTGTTTTCGTGGATACACAGTCAGACCTAGTAAGAATTGGCCCTGATTCTGAGGCTCGTGTTTACGTACTAAAAAACGGAGAATGGGTTCTTTCTAAAAATAAAGTGAAGCTACCTGAAGGTTGGTATGCTGGAGGTATACCAAGAGAAGAAGACTAATTACCCACAAAGCGTTGGTACTTTATATATGTAACTAGTGCGATATCACCCACTAAGGGGGGAAACCGAAAGGTTTCTCCTCTTTTTTTATTAAAATAAGTGTAATTTAATATACAGCTATGAAAGCTTTTCTTCTTAAGATAAAAGATGGCGCAAAAAAAATGTTTTTTAGTAGCTTTTTTGCGGGAGTTCTAGTTACATCTATAACTTGTACAGGTATTTTTATCAATCTCCGGGATATTCAGTATACTGAAAAAATAGTAGAACTAGTAGAAAGCACTGATGCGGCTATGGCTGCACAAGGAGAATACCATAAAAAACAAACTGAGGGATTAGAGCGACGAGTCTATAACACAGAAATAGTTAACGCTTCTCAAAAACAGCTAATAGAAAGAGCTAGTGAAATTATTTTTAGATATAGAGCAATTATTCAACAACTGGTAGATGAGCTTAATAAGCTTAACGGATACGAGACCCCGAATCCATCAAGGAGTGATGCGTGAGTGAAAATCATAGATAAAAATACAAAATGGTGGATAAGTTCAGAAAAAGAGTGGGCTTATAAAGATAAAAACGGAGATTGGTGGTTAATAAAAGATACGGAAGGAAACAAAAAAAAGACGATGAGTTCATGTGTAAATCCCATTGAGAACCTAGATAAGAAAAAGCTTGATTTTTTAAGTGCATTCTTTTCCAAGGAAAACTTGTGGGCAATGACTTTTTCTTTTTTATTGGGAATAAGCGTTGCCTTGAATCTTTACCAGTATGTGCTTTTAAAATCATATATTGACCTCATGCCAAAGTGAAGAATGTAATTAACATTCTTATTTTTAATCTTTTGTTTTTTTCTGTTGGCTGCGGCACACTATATAACCTTAGTGAGAGTAAGTTCGCGCGCGAAAAAAGGGCCAACGGTTTTGACCCCCTTCATGTTTATAGTTGCGGCCCCATAGCTATCCGAAAAGCCCACGACGCCCTTGGGGGAAATGTTTTTAGTTCGAGCATCAGTAAGGAGATATTAGACCACGGAAACTGGGCTAGGAGCCTTCTTTCTGTTTTTACCTATAAAGCTAGGGAAATAACAATGCCTAGTGAAATTATTAGGTATTTTGAGTCTCGGGGCTTTCAAATTAAAAAGATTAAAAATTTTAAGCAACTTAAAGAGACCGATATATCTATTATTTTGATAAAAAAGAAAAATACGATTTATTACCACTGGGTGTGTTTCCCTGTTGATTCTGACATTCTTACTTATTGGGGAGATTCAACCTTAGTGAAGATTATTTTTTTAATAAAACCTAACTAAAAAAGATTTGACTTATTTTCAGATTTGTCCTATACTCTTGTTCTGAGTCACAGTATGGCTCTTTTTAAACTATGAAAACTATTAAGTTGATTGCAGTCGGAGCACTTATGACCACTTTTACAATGGGTTGTGCTATTTCACAGAAACTACCCTCAGTAACAGTCGGAGGAGCAGCTAACCATAAGTCCGTTTTAGGGGCTACGGTTAGCAAGGAGGCCCTTACGGTCACCGTACCGCTCGTGGATATTAATGTCCCACTGCCTACTCTAAAGGTTGATAAAGAATAATTAGATATATACATCTAAATTACTAAGATCACAGCTCACATTAAAAATGTGAGCTTTTTTGTTTCTTTTTTTCTAAACCCTTTCCTTTTTGTGTATTTAGTACTGAAAAGGCGGCGCATCCATAATGGCTAAAGATATAAACTTAAATAATCAGAATTTCGGCTTTGAAGACTTTGGAGCACCTGAAAAAAAGTCTACAGCCGATAAGAATGCGTCGGCTACTTTTGTCTCTGTCTCTCCCGAGGTTGAGCCTTCAGAGACCACTCGTGAAACCAACCTAGCTATCGCTTTTTCTTCAAAGGTTGTTTTTCTCTTAAAGGGCAAACTCAAAGGGCACAATAAAAAATACCCTTCTAACAAAGTCACCTTGTCCCAATTAAAAACGGTTTACCGAGGAGGCGCAAACGCTTTTTCACCTTCTGAGTCCCTAGGTAAAACGAGGGGACAATGGGCGTTGGCTCGAGTGAATATGTTTTTGGAAATAAAAAGTAACAAATCAAAAATTAATGCAGAGAAAGCTTCGCTTACCCCCAAAGCAAAATCACCAACTTTTCAAATGGATATTGTTCTTTCCAAAGAGTTGCCAACTAAAGAAGAGGAGTTTGATTTAACTGGCGCATTAACCCCTAGAGATGGAGACTTTGAACAAGCTTCCGAGGATATAAAAGAACACGGATTAAATTATGATTTTGAAAACATAGATGAATTGTATTTAGAAGACTACAAACCCCTTGGCTTTGTCTGGTAGAAAGAATAATTATGGAATGTGGATGTGAAAATAAAGAATGTAATTGTAACAACCAAGTATGTGAATGCTGTGATGGCACAGATGTCGGTTGCGAATGCGCCTGTCACCAAGAAGAGAGTAAATAAAAAAGGAAAATAAAATATGCCCGCACAATATTTCGCCAATAAAATATCAAATAATGGAGTTGCTAAAGTCTCGGCTGCCACCGATTATAAGATTCTAGTTACCGCCGTAACCAATTCTCATTCCGCCGCAAGCACTTTAACTTTTGCGGACGATGGTGATCTGGCAGTCTTGGAAGCTCCTGTCGGCTCTATTACCTTAAACCCACCGATTATGTGTTCTAGCTTCACGCCCGGTCACGCCGCGATGTCCATCGTTTATTACGAAGCTAAATCCCCATACTCTGCTTAGTGAAAGGAATTTTTTATGAAGGAATTTAAATATAAAACAAGTTTTAGTTCGATAGTCAAACCTTTAGTTTCGGAGGAGAAAGACAAGTACCTAGCTATGGCTAGCTTGGTGGATATCGGAGATTTTATCCCTGAGATTGATACTGCATCTAACGTAGATTTACTGCCTGTGGCCTTCAATGCTTTCGTGGCTAATCGTGTTAATAAAAATGGGGATGTAATTAATACAGGGACAGCATTAGAAATTTATAAAAACTTTATTAATAAACCAATTAATATTGAACATAATCGTAGTCGTGTAATCGGAACGATTTTGACAGCTGGATTTAGTGAATTTGGAACTGACAAGCCCCTAACAGAGGATCAGGTAAAAGATATAAAAAGACCATTTAATGTCACCTTGGGTGGAGTTATCTGGAAAGTGGTAAATACGGATCTTGCAGAATTAATTGAAAATTCAAGCGATCCTGAAGATGAAAATTACAATAAGATTTCTGCTAGCTGGGAACTGGGATTCTCTGAATACAAGCTTGCAGTTCTAATAGGAAATAATAAAAACCTTGAAGACGCCCAAATCATCGAGAACCCTGAGATAATTGAGGAATTAAGTGAGAATTTACAGGGTCTTGGCGGCTCTGGGGCTCTGGAAGATGGCCGAAAGGTCTATCGACAGGTGTTCAATGACGTCATCCCGCTAGGCATTGGTCTAACGGAAGCTCCAGCGGCAGAAGTCGAAGGGGTTTGCACTCATAAGACCAAATCACCAAAAACAGAAAAAATAGTTAAAACTAGTGAAGAAAGTATTTCACAAACCCCAAATAATAATGTAAAAAACAATACGAGTAAAGCTATGAAAATTACAAAACTTGAAGATATTACCGAAGAAAGCGTCAAGGTACTTGAAGCTTCTGCCGTAAGTGACTTTATTCAAGAGCAGCTTAAATCGGCTTCGGAACAATTTAGCACAGAAAAGAAGAGATTCGACTCTGAGCTAACACAAGCCAATGAAAAGCACGAAGCCTTGGAAAAGGAACACGCCGAAGTACGTGAGTCCCTCGATAGAGTACAAACTGTCCTCCACAAATTGGAAGCCGAAAAGGCTGCCAAGGAATCGGAAGAGCAGTTTACACAACGCATGTCTCTAATGGATGAGGAGTTTGTCCTTGAGGATGAAGAGCGCGAGCTTATCGCCGCTGACATTAAAGACATGGGTGACGAAGACTTTTCTTCATACCAAGACAAACTTAACGTGCTTATGAAAACTAAGCGCCGCGAGATCGTTGAGGCGATGGAGGAACAGAAAAAAGCAGAAGAAGAAGCTGCCGCGGCTCAAGAGTCGCAAGAGGCGGTTGAAGCTTCTGCTAAAGATGTAGTCGAAGAGGCTATTGAGAACTCTGAGCCTCAAGAGGCTGATATTCCCAATGTCATGGAAGCTGCTGAACCTACCATTTTTGAAAAGTACAAAAGTGCTTTCGATTTGGATCAATTTGAATTAAGATAATTAAAAGAATAGGAGTAAAATAATATGGCTACTACATTAAAACCATTACATGATTATGATCCGCATGATGTGATCAATTTATTTTCGTGGAGCGGAGCGGTTCCAGCAACCAAAGGGTTGATGGTAAAAATCGCTACTGCTACTGGCTTCCAAGCCGGTGCAGCCGATCCAGTGGAAATGTTTGGTGCTGCAGGAAATGCGTATGGAAACACAGTGTCCCAACGATATCGGACTCAGGCTCAAGTTGTTGCTTGTGGTTCAGGCTCAGCTGGCGTGAAAGATATCCCACTTGGTATGCTTTTATATGATGTGCGTGAAACTGACGAGAACGGCGAGAAGCTGCTCTATCATCCCCGTAAAGCTGCGGAGAATGACTGGGTAATCAGCGGACAAGCCTGCCCCGTCCTTACACGCGGAATTGTGCTTTATAGCGGAGCGACCCTTAAGGCTGATGCTGTTACCCCCGGGCTTGCAGTTTATGCTGCTGGTGATGGAGAACTCTCAACGAGTGCTGCTCACATTGCAAAATCAACAAAGGTTGGTATGGCATTAGGTGGTAATTCCAGCGATGGTCTTATCATGCTCAAGCTCGAACTGTAAACCTTTAAATAAATAGGAGTATTTTAAAATGAAATTAAAATTAAAAGAAACACCAGAACAGGTAGAGCTTATCAAAGCTTTGGGTTCCAAGAACCCGCTGGAGCAAGCACAGGCTGCTGAAGCGTTCGCCGCTTTTATCGCACCCGTCGCTCAGAAGGTACTATCTCAAGCTGGTACAGCTGGCATGATTTATCATGATAGTCTGTATGATGAAGATGATAGCCCCAGCATTCCGTTGGACCTCTTTTATGACGCGGGCGTAGATTACGTCAGTGTTTGGTCCCAAGCGGTAGCCGGTGGTCTTCCCACTAGTCAGGTAAGCGGTCTCTCAGAAATGAAGATTGCCACTTATCGTTTGGACAGTGCAGTTAGCTTCCTCAAACGCTACGCTCGTCGTGGTCGTTTGGACGTGGTTAGCAAGGCTGTTGAAAGAATGGCGCAAGAAGTTCTTGTTAAGCAAGAGCGCAATGCTTGGGCCGTTATCCTTAAGGCGTTGGCTGAGGCCAGCACGAACGGTTTAACACATGTTGTTGGCGCTGATGCAAATAGCTCGTTTAAACCCGGTGATCTATCTACCTTGATGACCCGCGCTAAAAGAATTAATACCTCTTTTGCTAACGGTACCCCCTCTGATTGGGACAGCAAGGGCGTGACGGATCTATTCGTGAGTCCTGAGATTATGGGATATGTACGCGGCTTCGCTTACAACCCTGTTAATACTACAGGTAGTCTTAGCGCTGGTCCTGTTGCTCTTCCCTACACCATTCGTGAAGAAATCTTCCGTGCCTCTGGTATGCAAGAAATCTTTGGTATCGTGTTGCATGAGCTTCTCGAACTTGGAATTGGCAAGAAGTACAACACCCTCTTTGACGAGATGGTTAGTGGTTCTGGCGTAACTATTCCGGG